TAACTTTCTCATGTCAGCAGAGTTTATCACTCTGTCTCCGTGATATGACCTGTTAAGATCACACTGACTTTCCCGGTCGTCGTTTTTGCCCTCTATTTCTAAAGCACGAAAAACGCCGTCGCTGTTTTGTTTGTTTCTAATATATTTACTAGTGGATAAATATTTATTTACTCATCACCATTCCTATCCAATATGGGTGAGCTGTATATTTCCGCAAAGTCCTCTCCACGTAAATAATTGTACAAAGCCTCCAATTGTGTCTAAACATACAAATACACAAATTGTGGTAATCCAATTGTACAAATCAATTTTGCTTGCCTCAGATTTGAAACTGGCACTCGTTTAAAGTCGGAGTTAGACTTCACCAATATATGTTCCTCGCCAATTCAAAACACGATCATTGTATGTCTCGTCCAACATAGTACACATATGAGTTATGCCTGCCTTATCAGCGACTTCTCTCATTTGTTTCCTACGCATTTCGTAAACATTCTCACCGTGATTGAACCACTCCCTTAAAGCACCATCTATATTGGTAGCGCATGCTTCCTTTGGAGTTAATGGCGCATTCTTGGGTCGCAAATAACAATGCAAAGACTTCATTATACTTGAATCTAATAAAGCCCCTACGTGCGCACCCAAATCGGCATGATACACACTAAATCGTTTCAAAAATTCAAAATTCTCAGGTTCTAAATAATCACTCAATTCACTATCCTTGTCCGGCATAGTGTATTTCTGACCATATTTGCCTAAAAACTCTGAACATCCTTTAATATTAAAATTAGGATATTTTTCTGAAACAGATCCAATGTTATCATCACCATACGTCATCATCTTAGCAGCATCACGAAACTTTATGTCTGATGAATACTGTGTATAAAAATAAGCTCGCAAATTCAAACTACCACAAATTCCATTTAATATCACTGTTAATGAATTACCTGAAATATGTGTGCCTGATTGCAAGCCCACTAAATCGCCGTTAAAAGCTATTAGTGAATACACAATATCACCAGCCATAGCACTCATGATGTCTCTATCTTCCTGACTATAGCCCATAACTTCCGCCAAGTCTATCAATATTCGCAATGATGCTATTAACAATTGTGAAGGTAATTTTTGGTCATATTTACTATAATCACCGCCAAATAACCTTTTATCACCAAAAGTCATAACATGATTGTAAAAATCATCCCATTCTGGACCATGGCAATTAATACCAACAGCACACTCAGAAACTAATGGATTCATTTGAAGAAAACGAATAACTGGTAAATAATATCTCCTCACTAAAAATGTGAGAGCTATTGGATTACCATAAAATATTCTACACTTTCCCTTTGCAACAGGTAAAGCTTCATCCTTCTTGCAAGCCTTAGCTATTGTATATGCACGTTGTCCGCGCTTATAATAGCCTAAAACTCGCTCAATATCATCCATAATTTCCTGTGTAAACATCCTTTGTGGATTCCCTTCCTTCGTAGGCTCTAAATCTATAACGTACCTTGATTTAGGCCCCTTCAAGGGATATCCTATTGATGTCTGGATATTAATAGCGTCCACGAATCTACAACCTGGTATACCATTAACATTCTCCATATCCGTTAACGGTTGTACCTTCCATTTTAACATGTGCACCAAATCCAACAATGGTGCTTTATAATCCTTAATCGCCACGTTCAACAATTTATGTGGAAACGGTTCACCTGGTGTACTAGCATTAGCCATAGCCATCTGCCAGCCATACCATTCTGGTTTCATCTTAGGAGCACCCCAAATATTTTCCACACCTGTCACTTCCGTAACAATATGTGAAATTGGTGTGCGCCTAATATCTGACCTTGATGTAACTGCACCAGGACAAGAACCATAATACAAAAATTGCGATCCTTCAGGTAAGAAATTAACAGGACTCTTTTCATGCAAACCATCTTGTGTGGTCACTTCAACACCTAATACTTTCTGTGTAAAGTGTTCCCCATCTCCGGTCTGCAATACGCCATCAATACTTTTAATATATTTAATAGCATCCAGTAATTGATCATGAGTTAAAGTACCCATGCAACCAACTGGCTGTCCTTCTTTTCCACCTAAATGCAATCCTGTAATCATAGGTGTTCTGGTCTCTGAAATTAATGTTGCACCACATAATCCACCAAATGTATTCATTGAGAGGTTTTTGTATACACCTCCCTTAAACGTACATGAACCATTGGATACTATGCCTGCTTCACACATTCCATGAGCAGTTATCATCTCTCCACTTCTTTGTCTCCATATCATCTTAAATGGATGTGCAACAATATCACCAAGTGGAAAAAACTTAAGCAAATTACGATAAGAACCTCCAGTACTTGAATAACACAACCTAAAATCCGTGCCTTCAATATGTACTGAAGAATCCTTACAAATACGTGTCTTAAAACTCCCTCCCACAGCGTCTGCATTAACCTTTCTACAAGTTAATTTCAATGTTTCGCTGTTCTTAAAATAATGGTTG